CAATTATTGATTGTATTTCATAGATTTCATCACTTCCTATTCTATCGCTCCATAGAAGCATGTTTTTTAATCTTTTAATTGCTATACTCATTGCTTACCTCCTAGTTATATTTTAGCTCTACGCAAAATGGTTCTACATCATTACCAAGATCAAAATTATCTATAAAGTTTTTGATCATATACCAATCTTCTTCATCTACAGGAAATAAATTATATTCATCATCAGATACTTCATGATTCCAAAAACGTATCTCATCATGATCTACCTCGATTTCTATATCAGGTTCTTCATTCCCTGTTTGCTCTTCTATATCTGCTACAACAGCACGTCTTAATGCTAATGCTATTGGACATTGACAGGCATCTTTTCGAACTCCTTGCCTGATATCTTGATCTTCTATTTCTATTACTATAGTTTTCATTTTATACCCCCTCAAATACGTTAAGTAAATTTTCTAAATAATCTTCAGTTAAATGATCAAAGTCACTATTTTTTAAACCCTTATTATAATCAGGCTCAAAATATGTACAGCCACCATGTCCATCATTCCATATACTCCCAAGATTGGTTTTTGCTTCATAACCCAACCCTCTCCTAGTTTCAAAATAACGTATGCTTTGCACTATTATTTTATTTTTCATACCATGTATTCCTTTATTTATAACTACCATGTAGTTGTTTTATTATAATTTACCCTGGACATTCCAGGATATAATTCTGTTGATCTAAAAATTACCCTGTCAGATTCTAAATATAACTGCAATATTACCCTGTAAAATCTGAAATATAACCGCATGATCTACAGGTTGGTTTGCTTGTAGCGTGTCAGTATTAACACGCTAATAATTAATATTATTATTATCATATTTTATGACTCTAAATATTCTTTTATGTCTTTTAATAATACCTTGTATTGTTTGCGGTTGAATATGTAACCCGCTTTCAATAGTTCTTTAAGTTCTTGTAAGCGTCCAATTTTATAATATAAATCCCATGTATTGAAAACTTGGTTGCTTAATTCATTATCTGAGTAAATTGTTAAATCAAGCCTTGTATCAAGCATTTTAGCAATTAATTTATCTTCATTTAACATTAGATTTAATTCTAGATTCTTATCCATTAGAACCCCCTTTATTAATTAAGTTATTTAAAAAGCTGTATTTATTTTAGTTTAAAGCCGTACCGCCACGCCAAGGCATAAATACAAGGTACAGAACCCCCAAACGGGGGCGTTTGTTATTTGTTTTTAATATCTTTAATAATAGGCTTTATTAAATACCATATTACAATAATTGATATTATGTGAATTATTCTAATTGGAATTAGATAATAAAATGGTTGATAGTTTAGAAATTCAATTAACATATTAAAACCCCCTTAATGGTATTTGTACGTTATATTTTTAATTGATTTATTCCAACAAAGCCTACACTCTAGGCATTGCCCTTGTTGCTGTCCAGCCTTGCAATTTACTTTCATTTCTGAATCTTTTTTAATGCTTGAAGTATTTTCGAAGTTTTTTATTTTAGTGTCTAACATCGGAGCGGAAACCCGAACGCATAAATTCTTTGGAAAATTGCCAAATTCTTTATGATATTTAGTAATTAAAGTATATTCTTTAGTTGGTAGCCAATGTTTAATAGTTGGCGTTTGTTTAGCTATTTTAACTATACTTAATAACATATTATAACTTTGTAAGTCACCAGAGTCGAACCAACGAAAGAAACCGCTTTTTTCGAATCTGTTTAAATATTCAGTAAATGATTCAATAAATAAATCATTGTTATTATTAAAAGCGTTTAATTTTTTTTCATAACTTTTAATCATGTGATCTTTATATCTTATATAATTACCTTTAAGAGCATAGCACCCATGACAGGCACTATTTTTAATCTTATTTAATTTCCCGCCTGTATTGCACCAAAACGCACTTAACGACCAAGAACCCGAAGGCATTTTTGAAGTCTGAGAAATACCGCCAATATTTGTTAATAGTTGTTTTTTAGTCATAATTAAAACCCCCTTTATATAATGCTGTGTAAAATGTTAAGCGTTGTAAATACGGCTATAACATTAATAACAAAGCTATTTAATATTATCTGTAAATGTTGTTTTATTGTTAATTTTCTCATGTCTTATATTTCCTTTATGTTTAAAAGAAGTTAAACAACAATATATATATATTACAACTATTTATTTAATATTGATTAAACAAGCATAAAACCGCATTAAATACAACCCCGTAAAAAGTTTTTATTAATGGGATAACAACCCACGCCCCCGCCATTTTATTTAATCCAATTACAGCCCGTAAGAAATAACCTATTATTTCAGATAGTCGGTAATATGTTAACTTTTTCCACGTCGTAGCCCGTCTATTTATATGCTAATATTTAAATATTTTAAGCAAAACGCCCGCCAAACTTAAAAAAATTCAAGGGGGTAGGGGGATACAGATTTTGACTACTTGGGGGGTAGCATTCCTCACAAAAATGAGATAAGAAGTCCAACAGCTATATTTCCAAAAAAATTATTGAAAAAAGTCCAAAAACTGTATTAATATATGTATATGCCCAATATTTCTAAAAATAAAGAAATAAAACTTGCAATAGAAGCCTTTGCAAGCGAGCCTGGAATTACAAATCAACAAGTCGCAGATATGATAGGAGTTCATAAGGGTACAATACAGCGATGGCGAAAAGATCCTAAGTTTGTAGATGCTATATATGATCTGTACATGGTTTATTATGGGTCGCAAATACCTTGCGTTTTACAAGCAATGATAGATCAGGCTAAAGCAGGTAATGTGCAAGCTGGTAGGCTAGTATTAGAGCATAGTGGTAAGCTTGTAAAGAATGTAAACATCACAATTGATAGTCCATTTGAGAAATTCTTAAAGACAGACTCTAGTCCAGTTGAGTATGTAGATGCTGAAATACAAGATATAGTAGATGATGTGCCTAACGTACTAGATGATGTACGTCCTAAACCACAATACGAAAAAATGGAATCTAAAGAAGATGTATATCTTATGCAATCTGGAGATACTAATTTTTATAAGATTGGATATTCTAATGATGTAAGAGAAAGGATGAAAGCTATCCAAGCTAATAATCCTGAGGAAATTAATTTAGTTGCTACTTGTCCTGGTGGATATAATGTAGAGCAAGAAATACATAAGTGTTTTAGTTCTAAGAGAAATACAGGTGAGTGGTTTGAATTTAGTCCACAAGATTTGGATAATGTCCTGCAAGTTTTTGATGATGTTAGAGATAGCTTCTATGAAGCAAAAAGAAAAGAGCCAAAGAAAAAATTTAAGCCTAAGAGCGAAGAACTTAGAGATATAAAAAAAGAAATAGGTAAACATAAACGATCTGTAGCGAGAAAAAAGATGTATAAACTTAGAAAGCGTGCAGAGGCAGTTGGTTTAGAGCCTTTAGGTAAGAAGCCAAGCGCACTAGAAAAAGAAAATTGGTTAAAAGAGATAGAGCGTAGAGAAAATGATATTAGCGGCAAAGAATGAATATAAAAGAAGATTTAAAATATGCGAAGAGTGCGAATTTAGCCGTGTTGCATTTAATATCAAGAAAGTCAAGGGCTTAGGTTGTAGTAAATGTGGATGTTTTATGAACGTAAAAGCAAAAATATATAGGATGAAGTGTCCTGTGGGGAAATGGTAATTTGAATGCCAAACAGAAAAGCAAAGTTAAGAAAAATGGAGCGCAAAAAGCGAAGAGAAGCGATAAAACTGTGGAAGCGAAAGCAGAAGCTAAGAAAAAAAGAATTGAAGAAAAACTCCGAAAGTATATCATAAAAATGTATGGAGAAATAGGAAAATGGATGTAATGAAAAGCGGCTACGACCTATGGCAAGAAAAAAAGTACAAAAGTAGGTTTAAAGACGGAGGAATTGAGTGTAATGCTTGCAAAAAAATTTTAAAACCTACAGATTACGGGTCAACTAAAAGTCGATGCAAAAAATGCGTGACAGAATATAATAAAAAACGAAATCAAAGGTCGAAACAAAACCTTTGGTAAAAAAGAGGATAATATGACAAAACCTAAAATAACAAATAAAGACAGAGATCAGCAATTAGGATACTTAACAAACACATTATCAAGATGCTTTAATGTATTAGGTGCTTATATTGAATACAAAGGTGATGATGCAGATTTTAAAAAATTCTTAATTGACAAGGATGAAGAAATGAAGAAAAAAGCGGAGGAAGAGAATGCTGCAAAAGATGATAATAAATCTAGCGATAAAAGCGATAGCTAAACAGTTTAAGTTAGAAAAAGTCCTTGATTATGTAGAAAATGATAATATTTTAGATAAGAAAGTAAAAAGACTAGAGAAAAAAGTCAAAAAGTTAGAGAAAGATAGTTTAAAGTTTCATGTTGGAAGCGATTTAAAGTAATTATCTAGTTCTTTCTGCGCCTATACCTTCTACAACAACAAAATCATCTATTGGATAGTCAGCAGGTATAAGTTGGCAGTAACAATATTCTTTACAGACCGAAAAACCACTTGCAGGAACTCCTAGTTGTTCCCACTCGTCCCATGTTCGTATAGACCCTACACGTTCTTCGCAATCAGGGCATATTCTTGGTGAGCCAACAGAAACCCATTTAAAATTTAGGTTATCCCCATAAATGTTATCTTGTCCGACTCTAAAACCTTGCATAGCTCCAAGTACAACTGCTGATTTGATAGCATTTCTAAATTCCCCAAAGATTCTTCCATTGGAAGAAAGATCCCTAGAGAGTGCTCCGATGATTGCTCGATCATCCATTCCTGCTCCTCTTGATACTTCAATCTCACGATTAATTCTTGAAACGAAAATATCGATTCCAAAAGATAATCCGAGAGCAGCCCATAAGAGAGTATTGTTTTCTTGTTCTTCGCTTTCTTCATTATATATCTCCTCTAGTTCAGCCAATGAAACCTCTCTTTGTAAATGCTTTATTAAATTTCTTAAAAAAGTCTTTAGCTATTTCTTCAAAACTTTTATTTATACTTGCAGAGTTTTCAACGCTATCTTGATCTGGAAACCAAGGTCTTGCAGGTATCTTTGCCTTTCCTACTGTAAAAATTTCCCCCTCAACCTCAAATTTATACTGCTTTGGATTTGATAAAGTAAATCCTGTTTGATGAACGTTATTGTTTCCCTCAGAACCATATCCTATCGCATCTAAAACATATTTATTTTTACCTATCTTTTTAGTTTGAATGGAATTTTTCATATCACCTGATTGTATTAATGGTTTTGTGCCAGTAAATCCTCTTAATTTTCTTATTTCTCTAGTAACTGGTTTTATTGGCTTGAAGCTTTGTCCGTGTATATCCTTACTTGATTCAAGATCAGATTTTGTAGTTTTCGCAACCATATCAGTATATTCTTGCATTGTTTCATCAATTAATTTTGATTTAAGCTCTTTTTCTAGCTTTCTTGGATCAAAAGATATTTTAACGGATTTTATTAGCAAAATCTTCTCCTAATTTTTTTGCTTTTTTGATTCGATTAGCTTCTTTAGCTAAAATAGTTTCGGCAGTTTTTTCTGCCCACGCTTTTGGATCTGCGATAACTTCTTCTATATTTCCTTCTAAAATTAAATCAAATTTATTCAGTTCTTTGAGTTTGATTACGAATTGTTTCAAAGATTGAGAGTTTTTGGTTTTTTTGTCTGTTTGCTTCGACAATTGTTTCTGCCTCCTCTATTGTCAAATCTTTATTCTTTTCCTGTAAAAGACCTGCCTCAGTAATTAAATTCTTTTCTAAGCGATGATTGTCAAATAATATTTGATCTTGTACTGATTTTGGATACTCAGGTTCATTAAAATCAACTTTTAGCTCCCTTGGTAGAGATATACCATTAAATCTAGCTATATTATATTCAATTTCATACAAATCTCTTTCATAAAGCTGCCATAATTCCAGATCATCTTGATAATCTTCAAATCTTTCTAGGTCTTTTATTTTGAGAGCAATACCTGAAGGTACTTCGCCTCCATCTTGAGCGAATTGTACATATAAATGATTATTTTGCGCTACTAAATCTACTTGAAACTTAACGCTTTCAATTACAGCTTGTATATCTCCTTGTGGAGATTCAATTCCAAAAGTAGAACCTTCAGGAAGGTCAAGTATTTGATCACTACCAGTTCTTTTCATACCTTTGTCGCTATAGACTCCCGTAACAAACGGTTGTCCAAACATTTGAAATCTCATTCCTAATTGCAGCTCTGTCATTGTGATATTTACTTGCTCATTTTAACCTACGATATCATCTGCT